CACAGTCAATACCTGCTTTGGTATTAATCCTTGCTGACTATCAACATAAAACTGCATTTGTAGCGGATCATGAATTGAATGTTGTTGCTTGTTTAACCGAAATTATGAGTAGTGTGGAGTTTATTTAATGGCAATTATTTACGATATTGAGACCCTAAGTCAAGACCAATATAGAGGCGTGATCGTATCCATGGCTCTCTTGGAGTTTGACTTAAATCGTCTTAAATACGGTAAACCTTATACATGGGAAGGTTTACTAGAGGATGTACAGCTCGTCAAATTTGATGTAGAATCACAGGTAAAGAAGCACGGGCGACATATCGCGCCCGATACCCTAAACTGGTGGAAGGATCAACCGCCATCGGCCCAGAAGCAATTAGCCCCCAGTAAGGATGATGTGTCATTATCTGAACTATATAGTTGGTTCATTAGTAATGTGACGGGTCCGGTAGATGTGGCGTATACCCGTAGTAACACTTTCGATCCAGTGTTTATCCAATTCGCCTGCGAGCAATTTGGAGATACGATGCCTCATCCATGGTGGGTAACTCGAGACACCCGAAGCACTATCGATGGGATGGCATGGGGCGAGGATATTAATAATAAATTCATTCCCGAGGGGCTAGAGGAAAAATTCATTGCACATGACCCAGCTCATGATATTGTAATGGATGTCATGCGGATCCAATATCTTTCGCGGATCCTAGTAGACGAAATCCCATTTTAGGAAAACGTATGAGTAAAAGCCCGTTCGATTACCTAAACGCTATCAATATGAATAAAAAAGATATCATGACAGATGATATCGATGAAAAGGCATATGTGCCATTTGTCGTTAACCGATCCCTTTCATATTTCCCTGATACCGTACTCTTTGCAAATGAAATGAATCAAAACCACCATTTGGATAATCGGCTTCAGTTCGATTTCTATCTTAATGGGATTCGAAAGAAGAAGCGATTCTCTAAGTGGGCCAAATCGAATCCTCATAAGGATATTGATACGGTAAAAGAATCCTACGGTTATAATACTACTAGAGCACTCGAAGTATTGTCCATCCTAACAAAGGAACAAGTTGAGGCTCTAAGGGTAAATCTTCGTGGCGGCCGAAATCCATAAGATCCAATTTATATAAATAATATAGTCATGAAATATATCATGTAATAAATTATAAAATATAAGAAGCGGAATTCGATTATGGAAGAAAGTAAATTATACGAATGGGAGCCTAGAGCAATGCTTGAGGTAACCCTAGCGAACCCAGATGATTTTTTAAAAGTAAAAGAAACCTTGACCCGTATCGGGGTGGCTTCTCGTAAGGATCGGAAGCTATATCAATCGTGTCACATCTTACACAAACAGGGACGATATTTCATCGTTCATTTCAAAGAGCTATTTCTATTAGATGGTAAAAAGTCAAACCTAGAAGAGAATGATGTTGCTCGTAGGAATACTATTGCAACCCTTTTAAGTGACTGGGGCCTAATTGAAATTTCAACGGGTAATCCTCAGCTCTTAGCCCCATTACGTCAGATCAAGATCCTTTCATTTAAAGAAAAAGATCAATGGGATCTGTGCCCGAAATATAACATAGGCTCGACCCGGTCAGTTAATGCATAGGAAACTTACCAAAAATGGACGACTTTAAAACCTTTATCCAAGAGGGGGTTAATGACCCCGCTATCTTTAAAGCAGTATTTTTGGCGGGTGGACCGGGATCAGGAAAAAGTTTCATTGTTGGTAGAACCGCCCTCAGCGCGCTGGGATTTAAAGTAATTAACTCTGATGATATATTTGAAATTGCTCTTAAAAAGGCTAATATGAAGCCCGATCCTGAAACGATCTTCTCTCCGAAGGGCCAAGAGATTCGATCTAAAGCAAAAGCGCTTACTGGTAAAAAATTAGAATTAGCCCTTGACGGGAGATTGGGATTGGTCATTGACGGGACTGGTAAGAACTATGATAAGATCAGTAAACAGGCTACCGAACTGAGAAAACTCGGCTATGAAGTCAGTATGATCTTCGTCAATACGACAGAGGAGACCGCAGTCGCTCGCAACCACGAGAGGCCTCGAAGCTTACCGGATGACACCGTTAAAAGAATGTGGAAAGATGTCCAGAAGAATCTAGGTAAATTCCAAAGCTTCTTTCGTAATAAAATGTACGTAGTCGACAATTCCGAAGACGTAAACTGGCAGTCCGCCACACTTAAAGCTTATAAAGAAATCTCTAAATGGGCTAAGACGAAACCTGCATCTAAAGCAGCTAAAACCTGGATCGCTCACCAAAAGAAGAGCTGATGAATACCAGGTATTCAAAAAAGTGTTAGCTATACCATCTATAATTGTATAAATAAAATGAGTGCGGAATAATCCGGCTCGAAATAATCTTGCTTGATCAAAAGGAGATACACATGACAGGCGTACAATCACTATTCCCACGTTCATCTTTCGTTGGATTTGACCATTTACTCAATGAGTTAGAGTTCACTGCTAAACACGCTCAAGACCATTATCCCCCACATAATATCATTAAAACGGGTGATCAAGATTACCTAATTGAAATGGCTGTAGCGGGATTCGCAATGGATGAACTATCTGTTGAAGTTAAGGATCGCACCTTGACCGTAACAGGGGAACATATTTCTAAGGGTCGGGAATTTATCTATCGTGGTATTTCCACAAAGAAGTTCAAACGTACCTTTAGGCTGTCTGAACACGTAAAAGTAAACGGAGCAGATTTCAAAGACGGAGTACTGTCAGTAATTCTGAAGTACGAAGTCCCGGAAAATCAGCGTCCTCGTAAAATCGAAATCGGTCATTACGAGGAAATCACACATGACGCATCTAGTTCTAACACTAAACAACTACTTAACGAGTCCAGTTGAATACTTTCTATTAAAAGTAAAATCTATTGCTGGGCGGGTTTACGAAGCATTGATTCAAGCGCAGACTAAAAGAGCGCTTGTAGCTGTTCGCCAAGAATTGGCGAAACATCGAATGTATAAGGAAACCTATGATCAACTATGGAGGCTAAGGGATTCCGAATTGAAAGATATCGGTATCTCTCGTGGGGAAATCCACGAGATTGCCCTTCAAGCTTTTATAGACGAGAAAAATAGATAAACTATGGGATGGGGCTCTCAGCCCTATCCTATCACACACACAACACATGGAGAAATACGATGCAGGAATATGCAACAAATTTATGGATCAATGCGATCCAAGATACTAAAAAGACTTGGGTTAATACCTGGATTAAAGAGGAAACCATGAACAAACCTCTTAATGAATTCATTGTAGCCCAAACAGAGTTTACTAAAGAAGCTTTCAAACAGACTACTAATTTCGCGAACGCGGCGGGTGAGGCTTTCTCAAAAATGGTACAAGCCAATGACTAAGAACCCCTTTGAAATCCGAGCTGATATAGTAGCATTAGCCAAGGAATATATGGATGCACAGCAGGACCTAAATCTTCGGCTCATCAATGATCTATATGAGCAAGGGCAGAAATCCGCTGAAGAGGTTGCAAAGGCATATAAAATGTATTCCATGGAAGACCTTATGGGCAAAGCGAAAGAAATGTACGATTTCGTTTCTAAGAAAGACTAAGCTGGCTGAAACTACCCCATAAGGGGTAAAAACAGCAGACTTATATAATAACGAAAAAGGGGGTTTACGCGCCCCCTTTTTTAGTGTATAATACTCTTAATTAAAGGAGATATTATAGTGAGCTTTTACACATCAGTCGATGTCTATAATAATCGTGTTGTTTATCGAGGTTATACCGATAACGGAACCCCGGTAAGCTACAAATATAAATTTGAACCGACCCTTTTCCTACCATCGACGGAAGAGACCGGGTGGCAATCTCTCGATGGGTATAATGTAAAACCTCGACAGTTTACTTCACCGAGCGATATGCGAAATTGGATAAAAGCCAATGGGGATACTGATGGCTTTAAATATTATGGTTCTGACCGGCCGGTTATGCAGTTTATCCAGGATAAATTTCCAGGAGAGATCAAGTACAAAAAAGAACAGATCAATGTAGTCAATTTTGATATCGAGGTTTACTCAGAAGATGGCTTCCCGCATGCTGAAGAGGCATTGCATCCCATCACTGCTATCACTGCTAAATCCTCCCGTTCTAGCGTATACCACGTATGGGGTCTAAAAGATTATTCGGTAGAGGAATCCAAACACAAACAACTTATAATCCAGTATCACAAATGCGAGACCGAGGAGGAATTACTCTATAAATTCCTATCGTGGTGGAAAAAGGATTATCCAGATATTGTTACTGGGTGGAATATTCGATTCTTTGATATTCCCTACGTCATTAATCGCATTGCCCGGATCGGATCCGAAAAGGCCGCTGAATCTCTTTCTCCATGGGGGGTGGTTCGTCAGAAACAAGTCCAATTTAAAAATCAGAATATGGATTCTTATATGATCGTCGGGGTTAACCAGATGGATTATTATGACCTATTCAAGAAGTTTGGTTACAGTTACGGTCCTCAAGAATCCTATCGTTTGGATCATATTGCACACGTAGTATTAGGTGAACGCAAATTATCATATGAGGAATATGGTAACCTTCGCAACCTTTATAATGGAAATCATCAGCTTTATATAGACTATAACATCAAAGATGTGGAGCTTATTGAGCGGATGGATGAGAAGATGGATCTGATCGGGCTTGCGTGCACTTTGGCGTATAAAGCTGGCGTGAATTTCACTGATGTCTTTGGTACAACCTCTATCTGGGATTCTATTGTATATAGAGAATTGACCCCAAGGCATATCGCAGTACCTGCAATGAAAGCCCGGCACCGCATTGCCAACCAATCCGTGGGATTTGCAGGCGGGTATGTCAAAGATGTTAAACCTGATATGTATGAGTGGGTGGTATCATTTGACCTAGCATCTCTGTATCCTAATATCATTGCTCAATGGAATATGTCACCCGAGACCCTTATAGATCATCCTCGATCTGGTGATAATGTATCTCGTGCCGCAAACGGATCAAGTTATCTTAATGATTTCGAAGGGGCCTTTCCTCGGATCGTTAAGGCTTACTATGATGAACGCAAAGTCGTTAAGGAGGAAATGCTTGTTGCAATGAAACGCCAACAAGCAGAAGGTACGACTAAAGAACTTGAACGTGAGATTTCTACCGCCCAGAATAAACAGATGGCGATTAAGATTCTTATGAACTCGCTTTTCGGAGCAATTGGAAATAAATGGTATCGTTATTTCGATCTTAGGATTGCCGAAGGTATTACTTTAACTGGGCAGCATGTTATTAAATGGTGCGAACGCACGGTCAACGATGAGATCAATAAGATCTTGGGTACTAATGAAGATTATGTAATAGCAATTGATACCGACTCAGTCTATGTTAATTTCAAACCATTTATTGAAAAGTTCAAACCCGCTGATCCGGTGAAGTTCTTGGACGAAGTATGCCAAGATCATTTCAATAAGTTATTTGAACGATCAATGGAAGCCCTTTTCGAAGATAGTAATTGCTTCGAGAATCGAATGGATATGGACCGAGAGGTTATTGCCGATCGAGGGATTTGGCAGGCGAAGAAACGTTATATCCTGAACGTACACAATTCAGAGGGGGTTCAATATGAAAAGCCTAAGCTTAAGATTATGGGCATCGAAGCTATTAAATCCTCTACCCCCGAGCATGCCCGGAACTGGATGAAGGAGCTATTCCCGATCCTTATGACGGGTACCGAGAAGGAGACCCAGGATTATATCCGGGCTTGCAAAGAAAAATTCAAATCCCTTCGGCCTGAAGAAGTGGCAGCGCCACGTGGTGTAAGCGATATTAATAAGTGGCAAAGCCGCGCAGAGATCTATGCAAAAGGTTGTCCTATTCACGTACGTGGTTCTTTACTTTATAATCATATGATATCTGATAAGGGTCTATCGGGGAAATACGACTACATCAAAAACGGGGAGAAGATTAAATATACATATCTTCGTAAGCCAAATCCTCTTAAGGAAAATGTAATAGCTTTCCCTGATTATCTTCCACCGGAGTTGGGCCTAGAGAGATACGTCGATTACGATCTACAATTCGACAAGGCGTTTCTTGATCCGGTAAAAGCGATCCTTGATGCGATCGGTTGGAGAGCCGAAGAAACCGCAACCCTTGAAGCATTTTTCTAGTAGGGGGGTTTCTTTATCTAAGAAAGTATGATATAATATGAACATTCACAATGGGAAGAACGGAGAATTATATGTCTGATTGGGCAAATGATATTTATATGATGCACAATAAATTTGGGGTGCGAGAATGGTTTGAGAAAAATAAAGACAATGAAGAATTGATGCGAGAATACCTTCAATTTCGAATGTCTATGATTATGGAAGAATTTGTTGAAACCCTGGATGCTATTGAGGCTAAAGACCCCGAAGAAATTGTTGACGGTCTGATTGATCTATGTGTCTTTGCAATTGGTACCCTGGACGTAATGGGCGTGGATGCGAATATGGCATGGGATCAGATCCATGAAGCCAATATGTCTAAATCGCCGGGCGTGAAGCCTGGCCGTCCGAACCCGTTTGGCATGCCGGATCTTCTTAAGCCGCCATCGTGGCAACCACCTTCTCATGAGGGAAATCATGGCGATCTCGCTCTCGTCGTTTAAAAATCAATACGACAATAAACCTAAACAAACGGATTTCTCAGATTGGAAACATTTTGAGAGATTCCTCTATGCCCTTGCTGAAAGACCGCTAGGAGGTAAAAGGGATGCAGAACTTATTTCTCCGGCTGTATATGAGCCTGGAACCAGACGCGCAAATAAAAATGTATTATCTTGGGCAGGCTGGTGTGCTGTTGATGTTGACGATATTGAACTTGGGGATGACAATGTAAACGATTACGTTGACACCTTGTCCGATTGGCGTTACGTCTGCTATTCTACGGCTAGCTCTAAAGAAGAACAGCCTAAGTTTAGGATCGTCTTCCAATTAGATCGAGACGTAGTAACTCAAGAGATTAAACATTTCTGGTACGCCCTCCAATCGTATTTGGATGAAGCTGGGGATAAACAGTGTAAAGATCTCAGTCGAATGTACTATGTTCCCGCAACGTATGATAGCGCGTTCAACTTCATTTTCAGTGGTGGTTCGGAGCCATTAGTGGTATCTGATCTACTTAGCAAATATCCGTATGTGGAAAAGAAAAATAGTAATAACTTTATAGATCGACTACCGGAGAAACTTCAGCGGCAGGTGATCGAACATCGTAAATCGAAGATGGAGGCAACCCAATACAATTGGTCTGGATATACCGATTGTCCATTCTGGCCAACTAAACTTGCTAACGAGTATCGAGGGATCACTGGAACTGGTTGGTATCATAAGATGTATCAAATCATGGTAGCGATATCAGCCCGAGCTATTAGTAAGGGATACCCTATAAGAGCTGATCAGGTTGCAGAATTATGTAAGGAATTCGATCGTGAAAATGGCAATTGGTACGAGTCTCGACCCCTAGAAGTTGAAGCCGATCGCGCGCTCGAGTACGCATATAAAAACATATAGGGGGTTTACATTTAATTCGAACTATGATATCATAGTTATATCAAATCAGGAGAATATATAATGTGGACTGTAGATGATACTGTCGCCTGTGACCGCCGGAGTTTTGAAGGTAAATCCGACGAAGTCAAAGCCTACATTGATGAAGTTGTAGCAAAAGCCGAAGCCATGGGCATGGTTGGAGATGGACGGTTTGACTTTGAAGTAGTGCACTACGTCAACGACGATTACGACTTGAATGTAAAGTACGAATTTACTCGCACTGAAACTGAAAAGGAAACCGCTCGTCGTGAAGCTGCTGAAGCAAAAGAAAAGGCTCGTAAGGCTGCTGAACGTAAGAAAGCTAGTGAAAAGCGTAAACCGAAAAACGAAGCTGAATACGAAGAATTCTTGCGTTTGAAAGCCAAGTTTGAAGGAGCTCACTATGGTATGTGGGCAATTGAAGCAAAAAGATTTGGTCACAATCCCGACTTCTTTTATATATCAGGATTGACTCAGGGTGAGTCTCGTAAACTTCATGCTCAGATGAGTAACTCTGGTGAATGGGCATGTGTTCGAGAGATCTTGAGAGATGTCGTCAATGGCAAAGTGACGTGGGAGCGAATAACAAATCAATAGCAAAGATCTGCTGACAAAACTAGTAGAGAAGTAGTAATATGATTTTTAATACTAACAGCCTTTCAGATGCTGATTGGGTCAAACTGGATAAAGAGATGATCAGTGAAGCCAATCGCATTTATACAAGTCCGAAAGCCCGCCGTGGTAGATCTCCAGAAGAAGTATGGGCATGTGTCCGAAAGGGTCGCCCAGCAGAATATTTCTTGAGGAAAACCTTTAACTGGGCTGACGATCCTCGGGGATATCACGATTTACTTAGTCACGTAGGATTAAGCATAGAAGTAAAATGTTGGGATGAGTGGTGGATATCTCGGAACATAATCCAGCTATCCGAAACGCGCGCGAAGGGCACCTGGTTTAAATCTGATTGGGTATTCGTATTTACATGTGATGTGAAAAATGAAAAATACACATTATATGATATATACGAATGGAACCCAACACTTGAGACTTTTATTCCCGGCAAATTTGACTGGCCTGCTGAATATGAAGTTCATGAATCCCTAGAAGCAGACCGCAAATTTTTGGAGGAGATAGAATGAAATATTATTACGGCAAGGTTGTGGAGGCGGACGACGGTGAGTTAATGATCGAGTTTCCCGACGATCTAATGGAAAAACTGGCATGGGAAGAGGGCACAAGAATTAACTGGACTGATAATGGCGATGGTACCTGGACAGTCACAGCAGGCCCTGAAGAGGATAAAAAGAATGAAGAATAGAAGAAAGAGGCCTGGACTGATAACTCGTCTTTTCACAGACCTGTATACCGTAACACTCTACATAGAAGAGGACGGTGTGACAACCCAGACAATTTATAGACTGAAAGAGCTTAAAAAGATTAACTCCCATTATCTAAAGGGCGTGCTTGAAGATGGAACCGAAATCGAGTTTCGAATGGAGAAATCCTTTGATTATAAGGTGGTGAAACATTACTAATGCGGATTATTGCAGGACCGTGTCAACACGAGAGTTTAAGTCAAAGTCTAGATATTGCAAAAGAATGTAAATGGGTATGTGATCAGTATGGCTTTGAATACATCTTCAAGGCCAGCTATGATAAAGCTAATCGTACACACGTTAACGGCAAACGAGGATTAGGGCTATATCAGACTCTCTATGACTTCAAAGATATGAAAGACGAGATCCCTGACCTAAAGATCCTTACTGATGTTCATACAAGTGCTGATGTATATGCAATAGCGGATAATATGGAACTGGCGGATGTTGTTGATATTGTACAAATCCCCGCATTCCTATGTCGCCAAACTGATTTAATCCAAGCCGCCGCAAACCGGTTTAAGATCGTTAATATTAAGAAAGGCCAGTTCCTTGCACCTTGGGATGTACAAGGCATCCTAAGTAAGACTGAAGCCTATGACATTGAAACCTGGATCACAGAAAGGGGTACCAGCTTTGGATACAACACTCTCGTTAATGACTTTGCAGGCATGCAATATCTTCATAATTTGTTGGGCGATAACTTCGTTTACGATGTTACTCATTCAGTCCAGTCACCAGGAGGTAAAGGAGATTCTTCTGGCGGCAACCGTGATTTCGTTGCCGGTCTTAGCCGTGCAGCTGCTGCTATGGGCATTTCTTCTTTCTTTATAGAAGTTCATCCAGATCCGGACAACGCTCCAAGCGACGGGCCTAATATGATTCAACTAGATAAATTTCAACAGGTGATTGATGACATCGACCGCTATTCTTATCCCCGCTAGGATCGGGTCTAAAAGGTTTCCGGGTAAACCTTTAATCCACCTTGATGGTGTACCTATGATTCGAAGGATCTACGATATTTGTAGCTCTACGGGTCTGCAGGTATATGTTCTTACGGACTCTGAAGAGATCTGTAAGGTTATCCCAAATGGCGATGCACTGATGACCGACGGTTATAGCGATCTTCCCCCTCGGAATGGTACTGAGCGCTGCTCAATCGCAGCGGCCCATATAAAAGATCTTGCCGAGCACGATTATTTTATCAACGTTCAGGGAGATATGCCAGACATAACCCCCGAAATGATCCATAAGGTACGTGCTTTATTGGATCACTATACTGTATCAACGTTATATACGGATCTGCCTGAAAATATGAAGGAGGATCCAAATACGGTTAAAATGATAACCAACGGCGACATCGCACATTGGTTCGGTCGAGGGTTTAAATACGGGCATCACCACTTGGGAATCTATGGGTACCGTAAAACCGCCCTAAAAAGTTACTATCATCGTGCTCCATCTGAATATGAAATTATCGAGGAATTGGAACAGCTAAGATGGTTCGAGGGGGGTTTACGGATAGGCGTAGATATGGTACAATTCAATGGTATCGAAATTAATACACCAGAAGACGCGGAAAGGTGGAACGCTAATGACTGATAAAGCACTTTGGATGAATAACTGAGGGGGATCTTAAATGAAAGCTGGAAAAGTATGGGGTATGACTGAACTCATTGAAGCCAATGGGGCTTTAGAGTTTCACCGTATTGAAATGGATAAGGGCGGGGTTTGTTCAAAACACCTCCATGAGTTTAAGTGGAATGGATTCTACGTCGAGTCTGGTAAGATGCTTATTCGAGTATGGCAAAAAGATTATGATCTTGTAGATGAAACTATTCTATATCCTGGTGATTATACTAAGGTAAAGCCTGGGGTATACCACCAATTCGAATGTCTTGAATCCGGGGTAGCTTATGAGCTGTACTGGGCGGAGTTTTCTCATTCAGATATCAAACGGGAGACGGTTGGGTTTCAACAACACTAGGATCAAATATGAAAGAGCTAGAACCCGTTGGTATAACCTGTAGCACCTTTGATCTATTACATGCCGGTCACATACTAATGTTGAGAGAAGCAAAAAATGTCTGCAATTATCTAATTTGTGGTTTACAAGTAGATCCAAGTTATGATAGAATATATAAGAACCCACCGGTACAGACGTTAGTAGAACGCTACTCTCAACTGGCTGCAGTGAGGTATGTTGATGAAATTATTCCATACCAAACCGAGAAGGATTTAATGGATATATTGCAAATGTATCCTATTGATGTACGCATTATCGGCGACGAATATAAGACCCGAGATTTTACTGGTAAAGAAGAATGTCGTCGTCTAGGCATTGACATTTATTATAATAAAAGGGATCATAGATTTTCATCTTCTGATCTAAGACAAAGGGTACATGAGAATGAACAGAGTAAGCGGGAGAAATCTCTCCGAGGGGCTCAAAGCGCTAAGGACTTTATTATACAGACAGGGATACGAGATTCAGACGGGGAGCTGGCAGGGTACGACCTCTCCGCCTACGTTCCTGGAGATTCTTCACGCTGACCTCGTTGCTCCTATGTATAGTAATGCGAAGAGAGCGTCAGATGAATTAGAAGCAAGTCAACCCTGGGCTGATGTACACTTTCGAGAACGGGTCGGCGGCGAACCTCTGAATCCTCCCCCATCACATACTATGTGGCTTAAAGACACTGAGAAATATATGTCGGGTGCTAATGATACCGCATTCTCTCACTCCTACCCTGAACGTATGTGGGCACCGAGCGTCGATGGTATCCGCTTTAAAACTGGTAACCTGGGCGATGCAGTAGAGCTACTTAAAAAAGATAGCACTACCCGCCAGTGCTACGTTCCCATGTGGTTTCCCGAGGATATTGTAGCAGCCAATGCGGGAGAACGAGTACCGTGCTCATTTGGATGGCACTTTCTGGAACGTGGCGGTCAACTACACTGTTCATATCATATGCGATCTTGTGATGTAGTCCGACACTTACATAATGATCTATACTTCGCCAATCGTCTTACTATGTGGATGATTGAGCAAAGCGGTATGGATGTTAAGCCTGGGTATCTTCACTTCTCCTCGACCTCGCTCCATTGCTTTGCAAATGATCGTTTCGCATTGAGGCGTCTTTCGGGTGTGACCGAATATAACTGGGATAATTTTGAAGGAGCAGCCGTTTAATGTGTGGACTTATTGCAGCAATTGGTTCCGAAATCGATGTAGAGGCGTTACTTGAGACCATCGCCCATCGCGGTTTACCCGGATATAAAGGATATGAACGAAATCGGGACGTTCAGCTAGGCCATTATAGTCTACCCTTCGTCAATCTCGACCCTAACGTTGCCATTCAACCTCGAATGAATAGTAATTCGCTATTTGTTGGAGAAATCTTTAATTATGAAGAATTGGGGTTTGAGGATGATATTGAGGCAGCTTGGCAAACCTTTTGGATAAAGGGCATCCGAGAGTTTAATAGATTTGATGGCTTCTGGACATATGTCACAGTTATGGATGGGGCACTGTTCGGGGTAACCGATCATCTTAGCATTAAACCCCTTTATTATCGTACCGATGTAGATGCCATGGCTTCCGAGCCTGAAGTACTACGGGCATTCGGTCCAGTTACTCGTAATGAATTATTCCATGCCAATACTATGAAGTGGGGATACGATCCAACCGGTGGCACCCCGTGGAATGAGATTCAACAGGTTCCACCCGGATGTTTTGTATATAAGGGGCAAGTACACAAGTACTGGGATTGGAGGACTATCTCGCACACTAACTTGCGGGCTGATCTAATCGAATCAGTCGAACGACGACTTGGCGGCCAACGCGATCTTTCAATCCTACTATCTGGCGGGCTTGATTCAACTATCATCTATAAAATAATTACTGAAATCCTCAATCGTGATGTTACTGCGATCCATGTGGATAATCAAGAAGAAGACTACGCCCGATTGGTTTCAAATGAGATGATCGAAGTTCAACTTGATGGTATCAGTGATGCAGACAGCGTATCGGTTCACCAATCACCCGTGGATCTGGGGAGTACTAAGCCCCAGATCGCCATGGCCCGGAAGTTGAAAGAATTAGCCTTTCATGCAGTATTGACCGGCGATGGTGCAGATGAACTTTTCGGGGGTTATCGACGCGCTAAAGAGTATGATAGTCAAGCTTCCGACATTTGGTGCGAGCTACCGTACTATCACCTACCTAAATTAGATCGTACAATGATGAAGAGTACTATTGAACTTCGCGCACCATTCCTATCTCCTAAGGTAATCGTCCATGCTCTTAATACCCCCTATGAACAACGTAATGGTGAAAAGAAAGTACTAAAGGAAGCGTTCAAAGATCTTGTGCCACAGGAAATCTTAGATCGAGATAAACACCCTCTTAAGACCGATCAAATTCGTACTGATCCAATGAAACAACGAATTATTAATGAAAAAATCTGGAGAGAATTTAATGGATAAGTGGGATACTCGTTATTTGAAATTGGCGAAGGAAGTCTCTACCTGGTCTAAAGATCCTTCGACCCAGATTGGAGCAGTAGCCGTCGGGAATAAGGGCGAAATATTATCGACCGGATATAACGGCTTCCCTCGCCACATTGCCGATCTTGATGAAAGATATGAAGATAGAGATATCAAATATAAATACATCGTCCATGCAGAGGCTAATTGCATATATAATGCTACATATAATGGGGTATCTCTAAGAGACAGCACCATGTACGTCTACGGTCTCCCCTGCTGTTCCGAATGTGGAAAGGCCATTATCCAAGTCGGGGTTAAACGAGTGGTCATGCACGGGGATCCTAATAATGATAGGTGGCGGGAATCTACGGAACGCACGCTAGGAATGTTTAAAGAAGCACTGATTGAATGGGAGTTTGATAATTGAAACGGATTATTATTGTCGGTCACGGCTTTGTTGGGAAGGCAGTAGATTACGGGTTTACGAATCCACAGGTAGAGAAGATCATAATTGATCCGAAATATGGTACAGATCTTTCCGACCTAAGCAATCTTATTGAAACAGACGCAATATTTGTCTGCTTACCTACCCCCATGGATAAGGATGGATCGATCGATAGCGAAATCCTTGAATCGACATTGACCCGTCTTAAGGGTCGGATCACTGGTCTTGATAGACCTAAGGTAATTGTTAAATCAACCGTGACTCCCGACGTGCTCAAGCGGGTCTACTTCCGAGGCTT